ATAGACTCCTCTACATACAAATCTATGCTCCAATCGGTGCAAATCTATTCTGTAAAATCAGACAAAGGGCAAGCAATCGCCTGAGCCTGAAAAATAGTGTCTCAGAGTGGTTTTAAATGCCCTTTGATAGTACCAGAGATAGGAGAAAATGCAGATTTACTGCCTGTTTTTACCATTCTCTCGATTGTAGCCTCACGGGTAAATTGACTAAACATATATACGCTTGTATTTATTGATTATTGCAATGTATTGTGATTGTTCCTTGAATGCAGTATTGTACACTATACTTGCTCAGTCTATAGATTCACTACTGACTCAGTCCATTACTCATGTTTTCATGATTTTTGCCAATTCATAGACAGCGTACTTTAGCTCAGTTGGGATTGTATCAGCAGTCCATCATGCAGTATATGTGATAGAGATGGTATTATATCCACGAGGAAAAGCGATTGTGCGAGCAATCTCTCATGTCTCATATTGCGGATAGTATTCTGTAGCTTCTTCTCAGTTAAATGTCATAGTATCTATAGCCACAAGAGGGTATCGCTTGAGTACAAGTGTATACTCTCAGTTTCAATTGTATACTTCCGTTTTTTCTGATTGTTCTACATCTCATAGGATAGAAAACATAAAACCCTCAGCCCTTTTGAGTGCGGAGGTTGCATCTGTTTCTGATAGTCCAGAGTATAAGATGAAGTCTTGTAGATTAAGCATTTTTCTTTTTTGTGTCTTTAGAAGTGATTACTTTTTTTTGAGTTAATTCCTCCATAGATTCCATATTCAATTCGCCATAAGCAAGATATGTATCTTCATTGACTTCCACTATATCGCCTGGTCATCCGAACGGAGTACGATTAATGAGTTTTACTTTCATATTATGTAGTTAATAAGTATATACCTATCCCCCGAGAGGGATAGAGTATACCGATTAAGTAGCAGAGTTTGCAAGAACAGCGAACGCTTGTCCAGCAAGTACATCACCAGTGAGACGCTGAGTAGCCTTGAGAGACTGAAGGTCAGCCTCGAAGTCTCCAGTGTAATATCCACGAGTAACAGTAAACTGACGAGAACGTACAATCTGATAGAATTCCTTGATATTACCAATAAGAATCTGCTTAGCAGATGCAACATCACCAGCACTAGACTGTACAGGCATCTTAGTGGAAGTAATAACACGATACTTTCCGAGAAGACGAGGATTAGCCTCACGAAGCTCAGGGTATAGGTAAGAACCAGTTGTAGTCTTAGCCTTCTTAAGCACTCCGAGAGTGTACTTTGACATGATAGCAACAGCATTGTTCGGATTTCCGATATATTCATCGAGGATGGCAGTGTCGAGGTCGACAAGTCCATTATCGAGGTTTACAGCAGTCGCATTACGAAGAGCAGTTGAACCAGTAGCCATAACAACATTTACAGTGTTTGCATTTGGCATGATACCAAGCATATTCGTAGACTCTGAGTTAAGGATTCCATTCTCAACGATTGCAGCCTGAGAGTTTGCAACACTTCGAGTGATAAGGTCGAAGAGATCCTCAACAGTCATGTTGTCCTCGAGCATTTCCTCAGTTACAGTAACGAGTGACGCAAGCTTCTTAACGGTGAATGTAAGAAGTCCAGTTGTACCCTTAGAGCGAGTAATAGAACCACCTTCACCTACCCACGCCGCAGTAGTAGTGTTAATCCATGTTGGGAGCTTGATAGTGTTACCCTTGATAGTTATCATCCCTACTTCGTCAACGATTGGGTACTGCTTCATCCAGTAGAGAACCTTAGTATCGAACTGATCGAATACGAATTCAAGTCCTTCTGTAGCGATTCCCTCATTTTGGAATGCAGCCTTTGCCTCAGCCTTGAATACTTCCATTGCAGGAGCTTCATCCTTGATTCCATTCTTGATAATCTCGATTGTACTCTTTACGAATACAGCCTTAGAGAGCTTCTCGAAAGCTTCCTTATTATCAGAACCTGAGAACTTAGCTTGCTTTGCAAATTCAGTCATCTGCGCCTCAACATCACCGAGCTTTTTTGTAAGTGCCTCAGTTTCACTTTTTACAGCTGTAGATACAGCATCTGGGAGGGTTTCACCGAGAGTCTCAGCGAACGCCGCTTTCATTGCAACGATATCCATATAAAAATAGGATTAGAAAAATAAATTATCGCTTTTTAGAAGCTCGAAGAACTTCATTGAGTGAGCGAACAGCACTCTGAACTAACTCTTTTTGTTCGAGATCGTCCGTGTTTTTCGTCGTGTCATTGACGAGCTTCGCAAGAAGACTTTTGATTTCAGAGATTTCTCCAGTCATTTTTTCGAGAGTTTCAACAGTGAACATTTTGAATGCCTCACCATCAATTTCTGTTGTAGCGTTTTCGATTTCCTCTACTATCACACCTGCATCCTTGAGCGTCTGATATTCGATACCTGCAATCTCTTTGATTTTAGCACCACGATTAGAACCGACCACCACGAACGAACACTCGATGAGTTCCGCCTTAGTGATAACATTCCCTTCTCGCTCCTTTGCGATGAATCCTATAGATACATCCTTGATAGCATTTGCCTCGTAGAGTTTCTTTATTAGGTTTCCTGCATCTGTATCTATAAGCCGACAATCAGCGATTGTTTCCCCTCCTACCTTGCGGATATTCTGCCAAGTACCAACGATTGAACGTACATCATATGAGTGGTCGATGAGAGCAACAGGATTTTTGACAAATTCTGTCATGTCTATTCCTTCCTGAAGTACCACCTCATTATGCCGATCCGTAGAGTTCGTAGACATAACTATATCTTTTATGATATAGTCTTTTTCTGTAGCCTTCGCCTCGAATCCTTCAATAGATTTTGCAAGGGTCTCAGCGAGTTCCTGTGTATAGATTTTGAACATATAGATTAGATAGAAGATACGAGATTGACGAGACGGACAATGATACCCTTAGCATCAGCCATAGAATAGAATCCCTTGAAGCCTACAGATTGTGTGACGATTTCATCAGTAGATACAGTGCGTGAGAACTCTGTGAATCCTACCTTTGGCAAGTCAATTTCAAGTTCTGGTGAGCTTGTAGCTCCTCCAATAATAACGTCTCCGTTCTGTATTCCAATTCTCATAGCTTGTGTTGTACCTGCAATAGCCTTTGCCTCGTAGTCTGTAGTGTTCTCGTATGTGAGTTCCATAGAACCTGATACAGAGAATACAGTGGCGATATAATCAGCAGGTGCGATACTAGAGATACAATCATCCTCGATTTGGTTTCTCTCGAGAGTTATCTCGAAAGCCTTGATACATCCGAGAGCTGTTGCCGAATCAAGCCCTGCAAGAGCAGAAGCCCAAAGGATATTTGTATGAGTAGCCTTGAGTAGATAATCCTGAGTATATGCAACGGTGTTGGTTGTGCTTGTTCCTGCACGTGCCATGATAGAGAATGATACCTCTACATACTTCTTAGGTTCTACCTTGATAGTGATAGAGTTAACTACTCCGAGAGCGTATCTCTTATCCTGTACAGGATTGTCTACTGATACAGTGAGAGAAGGAGAGCTATAAGACTCTGAGAGTTCGAGAGTATGTTTGTATGCTGTACCTGTATCTACAGCACTTGTTACACTTCCGAGAAGTGAATAGAGAGGGAGTGTGATAGAGTTAACACCGAGATTTCCCGTGATTTCCCCTTCACTCCATCGCTTGACTACTTCGTGACCTGTAGAGTCAAAAGCACTTCCATAAGAAGCCTCATCAAGTACTGCCTCGAACTTGTCGTCAAAAGTATAGTTTGTTTTTGCGAACCATACAGAAGGTGCGACAGCAGTCCCCCTTGTAGTTTCTTTTCCGAATCATACGGATTCCCCTCGACCGATATATTTAGGCATAAAAAATAGTTAGTTACACTATTACTATACCAAATATACGATTGTATGAAAATTATTCTTTATTTTCCTCATAGTTTCGCAATAATTTTTCCATCTTCTTAGAGAGTCTATGATATCCATATACGGATATTCTCAGCTTCCGCATTATCTCATTTCTTGTGTACTTCCCTGAGAATCTGAATACGAGAAAATCATGTAACATCCAATTCCTCGCATCTTTGGAATTGTTGAGATTATACATCTCCTCTTGTGTTATCCAGTATGGTAGTTTCATAATTACGAAAAGAAAAGAATATCATCCGATTTGTTATTGCTATAGTGGTCAAGCACTCAGGATAGTCCATCCACGAAGTCATCGTTTACTCACTTTGTAGGGAATGCAAGGAGTTGATCTGTAGCTGTCTGAATCATTGGATTAGCACTTGGTAGATATACCCTGTTAGCTCTGAAGTGTGGCACGTGTGGCTCGAAGTGTGTCACTTTATCCGCTGGATACTTTAGCTCCTCGATCGGTAGAGATATATTGTATTCCTCCTTTGCCAGTTTTTTAATCCAGTATCCGAATCATTGATTGCTCTTCTCATCGTATGTCATCTTCTTTACTCTACTCTGGAATTTCTGATACATTCCTATCATAACTCTCGCTTGTGTCTCTACATCACACTTGCGGAGTACAAAGTCGAGTACATAGAAGTTTTTATCCTTCTTGCTCTCACCTAGAACCACTGCACAGAAGTAGTCACTTGTAGTCTTGCCTGTGTGTGTAGTATCGGCATGCATATAGAGCGTGTCGAATTGGTCCAGTGATACGGATTCATAGTATCTTATATCTTCCGCATTGATTATTCCGCCTGCATATATATCAGTCGGTATGAGTAGATAGTTCTGATTATATGCTCTATCCCCCTCTTTGCTCTGGATAGATTGTATCATCTCTTCTGTGAAGAAGCCCCACTGGATAACTCAGTCTATAATGAGTGGTTGTCTATGTATATCCCATACTCAAGTCTTTTCCTTTCTGAATCGTGGGACTACTCAGTCTTGGTTAATTGTGTTTCCGAGGAAGATAATCTTTGCGTTGGTCTTACTCATAGCACCGAACGTCTCAGAGGTTATCTTATCATAGTTCTTTTGTATTATGTCTGGATTCTTTACTGCGTCTGTTACATCTATATCGTTCTGGCTAAGACGCTCCGCAC